GATAAAATATTCCATCTATATTGTCGGAACTATCACCGGTTAAGATTTTGACGGTTTTAACATTATAATGCGGAACTTCGATATCATGTAGTTTTATCTTGTCTCCAAACTTATAATATTGTTTTGCTGATGGTGAATAAATTGAAACCTTTTCGCTGATCAATTGGGTTAAATCTCTATCACTTGAGAATATTGTTTTTTCTTCATCTAACGAGACTTTGCAGTAATGAGCAATCAAGTCATCAGCTTCTGCATGTTCGGTCTCCAGTTGTCTTACAAACATCTCCTCGAGGTATTGTTTGACTCTTTGTTTTTGATCTAAAAAGGATTCTTCTTTTAATTCTGATTCTGATGGTTTACGATTCAATTTATATTTTGGATAAATTAATCTTCTTTGTGAAGATGAGGTTTTCGAATCCCAACAGACTAAAACTTTTTGGTAATTTTGTTCTTCCAAAAATTTACGTAAAGTATTCAAAAAGTGCCAAACACCTCCTACATGTCTACCGTTATGATAAAATTCCCGTACACCATGGAATCCTATCTTTAATAAATTGTTACCGTCAACAAGTAATGTCTTTGACACTGTTTGATTATAAAATGTTACTACTCTACTTCTTCTTTTTCTGATTTCAAATCGAAGTCACCATCAACTCCGATTATATCTTTCCAATAGTCAGCATATTCTTTTTTATACTTTTCTATTGATGCTTTTTCCTCTGATGGATCTTTGCCTGGTAAAAATCCGTGTGGAGTCACAATAATCTTTCCGTCTTCAAAACCAAGACCATTGATGTGGTTTTTCATAACCGACACTTTTGTTCTTGAAGCGAACTTAACTGTTCTCTTGTCTTTTGTTGCCGTGATCTTTGTTGTTCCAGCACCTTTTTGATTACCAAACAAAAATACCAACGAAGAGTTTAACCAAATTGCTTCACCACCTTTTGCTTTAATCTTTGGTTGTCCAAATGGATTATCAGGTAATTCTACCCAAGGTTGGTTAACAATGATTAAGGTATTTTCATATTTAGAATCTGCTTTACGAGATCCTGAAATACGTTGGTTGATACCCATACCAATTTTGTCGGCTAGAACACTTGCGTTGTGTTGTTTACCTCCTTTACCCTCGTAAGTCATTTTACAAGGAACTGACCCTACTGAATCCCACATAATACAAAGAGAATAATCTAATTCACCTTTTTCTTGTGCGTCCAATAGTTCATTAATGTAATCAGTGATTTGTTCAATGTATTCAAAGTTATTGTTAAAAAGGAAAAAACCATCCCAAGTTAACTCACCTGTTTCAGTGTCAACCACTTCTTCACATTCAAACCCCATAAGTTTTGAGTGTTCAAAAGACCACTTCTGTTCTGTGATTATAAACACAGGAAGAATTTCTTTCTTTTGAGCATCAACCGCAGTTTTAATTAACGCTGTTGTTTTTCCAGTGTCAGAATGACCTAACAACATATTCAAGTGTCCTATCGCAGGACCTGGTAAACCAACCGCATCTAAAAAGTCTGGACCAAGATCAAAAAATCTTTGTGGTTTGTATTTAGCGTCCGATGAAAACTTTTTCTTAATCGAACTAAAATCTGTTTTTTTGATTGCCATTATATTTCGTAAATTTTAAAGTTATTAATTGTATCTAATTTGTCTTTAGCGTTAGTTAGTTGTTCTACCAAATTATCCATTTCTTCAGTATGTTGTGGATGTTCTCCAATACCTACAGGATTAGTAAAATAAACATACAACCTTGCTTCAGCATCTGCAATTTCTGACTCGTATTTTTTTACGAGGGCTTCTTTAAGTTTTTCGGCTAAAAATGTATTCATGTTGTTTTTACTAAAATATAAACAATATTTCTTAACTTATAAAGTGGTTTTTTCAATTATTTGTTTATAATAATTGGTTTGAAAATTTGGTTGTAAAGCAATGTTTCCGGTACTATGTCTTGTCATTGAATCCACTTTTTCATACATAAGTTGAGTGTCAATGTTTCCCATTCCAGATACGTGATATGTTGACATTCCCCACCTATAAATCATTGTGGGTTTGCCATCACTTTCATATATTCTAGCATTTGTTTTATATGTGATATCAAAATCCTCACCAAAAGAACTATCTGGAAAACTTATTCTATTGACATATTGTTTTGTATAAACATTTCCGTTGTTAACGTTTCCGTCTATTTTTTCAAATTTATTATGTAAAAAGAAATAATGTTTTTTTGGTCTATAAATTTCATAACCCGGATTTTCCAAAATAAATTGTTCTGACATTTTTAATGCGTCAGGTGCCAGTAAATCATCATCATCTAATCGATATATAAAATCATACTTACACTGTTGGAAACCAAATTCAAGTTTTTTTGAGATATTCGGAAATCTTTCTTTTATGTTGAATATTCTAACTTGAGGGTGATCAAAGGTATAGTGTGAGTTTGGGCTATCATTTATAATAACCATTTCACTATCTTCTTTAAATTGTAGAAGAAATGAATGAATTGCTTCTTCTAAAATATGATGTCTTTGATATGTTAAAGTTAATACGGAAATCATGATAATAAAAACCCCAGCCTAAACTGGGGTTATGAATTGGTTATTAAGTATTAGAATGGTAACTCCTCATCAACCTCGTCGTTTGCCTGTGGGTCAACAACTTTAGTTTCAGTTTTTGTTTTAGTTCCACCCATAGAAATTTCAGCTTCAGATGAATCTCCGTAAACATATTTACCAGCGTCAGAGTCCCATCGTGGAGTTTCACCTCTTGCGATTGCTTCAAGGTACTCGGTTGGTTTTTTAGAATAAACATCTTCCCATGTTAATTCATCGTTCACCCACTCGTCCATTTGATCTTTGTCTGAAGACACCGGTGCTGGGTCATCATACATAACAGTTTGGATAACTGTATAGAATGCTCCTTTTGGAGTTTTTGCTTTGGTAAGTTCCAAAATCAAATCACGTCCTTTGTCAGCGTCAGCGATATCACCTTTTGCTTTATAGATTGGAATGATTTTGTCAAAAATACCTTCTTGCTTGTAATTGTGTTTGAATCTCCAAAACTTAACACCATCTTGTTCATTGTCTCGGTCAACAACTTTGACAATATAAAACTTACGTGGTTTGTATTGTTTTGCTAATTCTTTGTCAGAATCTCGACCGGTCAACATCAATTCTTCGTAAACCTCACTTAAAGGTGAACGCTCATTGTCATTTTTTCCTGGATCATAGAACTTCTGCCATTTACCATCAACAAGAATTTCATGGAACCATACTTCTTTAAAAGGTGATGATCCATCAGTTGTTGGTAAAATTCGGATTTTTCGCTGTGCCTGTTTTTCGTTGTCCTTAAGGATTGCCGCGAAATATTTTTTCATTCTTTCTTCTTGAGACATTTTTGAAGTGGAAGAAGAGCCACTTTGTTTTGAACTTTCGTACTGAGCCAAAACCGCATCTAAAACATTGTTTGTCGCCATGTGTAATTAAAAATTAAAAGTTTATGTGTTAAGTATAAGTGTATATTAAGTTATAGTCAAATAATGTCGCCAAAAAAATTTAAGGTCTCGAATTGAGACCTTAAACATTAAAATTGTACTTCTTCTGTATCTTCACCTTCATAGTCATTAAAAGAAGATTTGATTTGATCTGGTTGATATTCTTCAACATCTGTGCTTGTTAAAACATATTCATTTTTTCCAGATTGTTTCATCTCTTCTTGTTTGTCAACAAAGAAATCAGAAAGTTTTTGTTTAAATGGTCCTGAATCCAAACTTCTTAATTCAAGTTTTTCTTCTGGAGTTTTAGGTCTAAACTGATCAAATTTCGCCTCAAGATTATTAATCTTATTGACCAACTGATCCATTTCACCAAGTTTTTGTTCAAGGTTTGAAAGTTGTGAAAATAAATTATTAAAATACTCATCTTGTTTATCTCCCATAGATTTTTGGGTATCAACTAGATCTGTAATATCAATTTCTTCTTCACCTCCTTCTTCACCGCCTTCAGTTCCAATTTCTTCAACATCAGCATCTTTTTCAACATCAATTTCTGTAGTTCCTGTTGGTGCTGGTGGTGCTCCTGCTTCAGGTGCTGGTGGCGCTCCTGCTTCAGGTGCTGGTGGTGCTCCTCCTCCTAATGGTTCTTCTATCGGTGCGTCACCTCCTGGTGGTGGGGGTGGTAATTCACCCTGTTCCATGATATATTTATTAATAGATTTATATCTTTTAATTTCTTCTAATATTTTATTATCGATACTCATTTTATCCGTTTAATAATGTTTTTATACCTGATTTGGTTTCTACTTGGATTTTTTTGAATGTTTTCATTGTATTGTCAACTCTCTCGATTAATCCGTCTCTCATTCTTACAGTATAACAATCT